AATCTCGGCAGGGAGAGAAGTCTCATACCCTGCCGAAACACCTTTATACGGCTCGATTAGAATTACATCTACGAGCATAAATCACCTAATTAGGTTGTTGAAGTTTTGAGAACACCGATCGCTGATGGAGCTGGGAATGCGAAAGCAACGCGCTCAACTACTTCGATACCTTTTTGATGAGTACCACCCAAACCAGTCGCGCCGAAATACTCTTTGTATTCGTTAACTGTTACATCCTCGCGGATACCCATTACTGTAAACTGGTTAAAGTCACAATATACTGCAGATGCTGTATTTGCTGCACTTGTTGGGAAGAGTGCATCTGGTACGACGTGCATCGGACGGCCTGTAGGTGTAAAGTATGAATTACCTGCAAGAGCTGTTAAGCCAATGGATGTAATTTCGATAGGGCGTACTTGATCATAAACAGGGCGTGAGCCTGCTGTTTCTTTCATCAAGAATCCGAATACTGACTGAGGCACTACGAATACACCGTTTGCACCAACGCCAGAATTTACACCGAGGCGCAAGTTCCAAAGGTCAGTCCATGAGATTTCGCCGAATGTATCCTTACCAGAGTTATTAGCACCACCTTGGCGAACTACTGTAGTTGAAGCAGCATTGAGCAAGCCTGTAAAGTTAGGTGCATTGCCATCGCCATTGAAAAACTGCTTGTCTTCTGTTTCGGCAAGAGCGCGACCCAAACCATTTACGACATAATCCAAGAATGCTGGAGTAGCATCTTGCAATTGCTCTTCAGAAACGATAGCACCTGCAACTACTTTGCGGGCTGTCATTGCAGTCGCTGTAAAGAAGTTTGCTGAGTCAGTCAAAGTCAAACCAGAACCTTCAGCAACTACCGCGCCAGTGAACGCGCCGCTTGATACCAAGTTCTCTGTTTTTCCGCGCATTGGATAGATCTTCGCGAGTGCTCTTGCATATCCGTACTGATCTGCAAAAGACATGATCTCTTCTACCCAGAACTGAGGAACGGCCGCGCCGCCTTGTGCAGTTGTGCCTGTATTGAAGTTTGCTCTTGTCAAGTACTTCTCATTTGCTTTGCGAGCGATTTCATCTGCAACGCCGTCGCGTCCTTTGTGAACTGCAAGAATGTAATCAGCAACGACGCGAGCTTGATCGCGGCGTGCATCATGATCTGCTTTAATTGATACGAAGCCATTGTTATTTGTTGGCTTTTGTGTACGAAGTTGATCAGCAACTTTGCGGTCAACAACTTCTTTCAGTTGGTCTTTTGTTACGATAATGTTTTCCATTATGCAATATCCTTAGATTAAATTGAGTAATTCGTCTGTATTGAGTTTCTTCGGCATATTCAAAGTAATTGAACGGCCTGCTTCGCCGGCTACTGCAGATTTGATAATCTTGTAACCGTTTTGAATCATATCCATACCTTCATTGATTTGCGCTTGTGTTGAAGCTGCAATTTTCTTTCCGACACGAGTTTCAGGCGCTTGGAATCCCGCTGCTACTGTTTCCTCTGCTACCACTTCGACTGGGGGCTCGGCGGCGGCTGGTTCTTCGGCTACTTCGGGTGCGACTTCGCCTTGCAAAACTGCTAGCATAGGAGGAGCGCCTGCAGTAATAAAAGCGTTTACGGATGCTTCGGCTTCTTCAGGTGAGAAACCGAGATTGATTACCTCATTGACAAAAGCTTCTTTAATTGCAGGGAGAAGCTCGTCTTTGATCTTGGCTTCGATCTCTGGGGTTAACATTCTCTTTTCCTTTTTGTATTTTTGAATTGAATCTTGGAGTAAAGTCTTGATTGATTTCTTAAGCAAGGCTTGGCGATTTGCAGGAACTGATACGACGCTAAACTCTACAAGTTCGGACTTTGTATAAACAGTTACCTTTTGACCGTCGATTGTTTTATCTTCGTATTCATTTGGTATGATACCAACCGATACGGCTTTTACAAAACCTGCATTGATTAGCTTATTGAGTTTCTTACCTTCTTCAGTAATACACTCAATTTGAATTGTAGCTTCTAGGTTTTCGCCATTCATTGCAAAACCCAAACAACGGCCAATAGGCCACTTGTCAGAGTCATGCTGAGCTAAGACTATGGGATTATTTAGATATGCTTGATAGTCTATTCCACTTGGAACTATGATAGTCCCATAGCGGTCAACTTCAGGAGTCGATACTACGAAAGTATAGAGATCATTCTCTTTCTCTTCGTAGCCTTCCTCCATTTCGTAGCCGTCCCTAAGTTGTAGGTTCAGCTCGCGTGTTATTAAATTCATATTAAACCTTTATTTTTATTGCTTTTCAACTGGGAATAATTGACATCTGCAGTTCACTGCATTTGAAGCGCTTAGTCCTGATCCGAGAGGGCGCTTCGCTTTCTCGGTTTTGACTTCAATGATATTGCCTTCTTTATCGCGAACTTCAGTCACTACCGTAAAATATCCATCAGCGCCTTGAGTCGAGCCTTCCAAAGCAGCATGCGCGGGTCTTACGCGGCCGTCTCTTTGTGTAAGCCATACCATCTCAAAGCCCTCATCTTTGTACACGGCGTATTGCATTCCGCTTGTAACATTTGCGGCGGTCGTATTTGCAATTGCACGCGCTCTGCTTGTTTGCAAAGAGTCAAACTTGGTATTTAAAATCTTAAATAACTCGTCTTTATCCTTACCCGCGTTTGCAGTGAGAGTCGCTTGTACTTCTTGCTTGATTACTCCGATAGAATCTCGGATTTGAGCGCTTGACTCTTCGACCAAGGCAATAACCTCTGCAGTCGGAGGCACGCCGCCCTCGATTGCAAGAGTCGCATAGAGTTCGGTAGCTACTTGATTTGCAGCATCGGCTATGATTGCATCATATTCCGCAAGGTCTTCGGGTGAAACATCTACCGTAGCAAGAGTCAACACGCCGTCATCTGCAAGCTGAAAGACTTGCTCTTTGATTTGTGCTATGATCATCTCAACTACATTCTCGAGGCTACCTGCATTCGCTTCAGTTATCCCGTCAAAGTTTCTCCAAAATAGGTCCTTTGCATCGGCTGTAACAATAGGGAGCTTGGCATTTGCTCGGGTTAATAGTTTTCGAGCCGCTACGGGCACGGGAGCGGGGTTAACGGCCGCGTTAAGCGGGACAAAACCATTAGCAATAAGCGGCGTATTGCCTTCAGGTATCGGATCATATCCGCGCTCGCCTCTTGCATCGTTGATCGTCTTGATTCCCCATTTAAGCTCGAACTCTTCTTGCCTCATATCAGCATCGGGGTCTGCATATTCATACGGTTGTGCTTCAATTAAGACATCCTCTTCCCATCTTCTAAAATGGCGTGTAAACTCTTCAGCAATGTAGAGCGCCTCGGGGTCTATCGTGTTTTGTCTAAAGATTGCAAACTGGACCTCTGCAGTCGCTCTGTTTTGGAAAGAACCATCAAGCATTCCAGGGGGCACGCCGAAGACTTGAGCGATTTGAGCGCGTGTATCACGGCTAACCGCGTCATAGCTCACTGCAAGCTCGCCTTTTGGCGGTAGTTCTAATTGCATTCCACCACCAAGCAAAGCGCGGAGCTTGTAATCCGGTAGCTCTTCATTCCATGCGCTTTTCAGTTTTTGCCATTCATCTTGGTCAAACCTTTCAGGGAACTTCGCAATAAGCGGCGGGACTGTATTATTCGCAAAGAGGCGTGCAAGATAAGCACTAACCTCGCGGTCAATATTCGCATATTCCAAAGCGGCTGATACCAAACCAACGCCAAAGATATTCATACCGATTATCTCTTCAGGACGCGCGGCGGGGTGAAGCTTAGCAAGGTGAATAATCTCCTTTTCAGGTATGGCTATATTGCCCTCTTGCGCTGACTGATAGACATACCCATCAATAAAGTTATTCTCTCCTTTAATAACTCGCATTCTTGTCGGATTAAGCACCCACATCTGCAAGGGCACGCGGTAGCCATTTGTCGGAGTCCATATAAACGCATTGCCATTTATACTAAGCCAGTTTTCAATATATCCGAAAACTTGCGAGCGTGTGAAGTACGGATTCGGATTTGAGAGTAGTTCGTTAGTCCAATGACCGCGACCGAGTTCCTCTTTCTCATAGTTTTGCTCTTTGTATGCATCGAACTTGATACCGCTCAAAGCATTCGCTCTATGCTGCAAGCAAGCGAAAACAGTCCCTCGAAGCGAGGCGCTTAACTCATTACCGACTTGAGTCGCACCGATATTGCGAGAGCCACCCGACCGAATATACGGTCTGTCGTTTCTTCGCGGTGCAACTGCAGCCGCGATTCTATCTCTAAGTTGGTCAAGTAGACTCATACATATATCTGTGGAGTTTTGCGAATAGCGTTGAAAGCATAGCCCAACGCGTCAATAAAGTCATCATGTTTGTCTTGCGGAGTGCCTGTAAAGGATAGCAGCTCCTCGGTAAATTCCGGATTGATATGAGGGACATGATATACAAGGCCTTGCTCATATCGTGCCTCTACAGGCTGAAAGCGTATTACCTTGTCTCTGTCCGCTCTTACTCCGACTACATTCATTTTAGTATTTCGTTTCAGCTCTTGCACCATCCAAGCTTGCGCCTGATTTGATTCGACTGCAACTACTCTTGCGTTCCATCGTTGCTCGGCTGACATGATCTTACGGCCTATCTCTTGGAACTGCGCTCTAAAATGGTCCGCTTCAACTACAACTACCTCACCATCTTTTGTCGTGCCTATTACAACGATTGCCGTATAATCGGCTGTCTCTTTCTGGCTAATTGCAAGGTCAACTCCAATGTAATACGCCGTGCATTCTTGACCGTTTGTCGTGCGTAGCCATTCGCGTTTAATCTTAGCCGCTGATCTATCGACATATTCTGCAAGAAACTCTTGCGCGAATACTAAGCTCGGTAGCAGTTCTTTTTGTCTATCAACTTCGCTTATCTTGATTTGCCCGCCGTCGTATGTCGAGTAGTGGAATGATTGCCAATCTGACATAGTCTCGGAGAGCTGATCTAATTGCCAAAAGTGATTTTTACCTTTTGGCGTTGAAAAGAAATAAGCATCTCCTTCATAATCTGCGAGCATCGGACTAAGCACAAAGTTCCAATCGTCTTCAGCATTTGGGCAGTGTGCCCACTCATCGCATATCACTCTATGGAACTTATTACCTCTTAAGCCATCCGCTCGGTAAATACCTTGCAAAACCAATGTACTACGACCTAGTTTAATCTGGCCTTGTTTGTAAGTTGCGCCAAGCGGTGCAAAGAAATTCTGTGCTTCGGTTTCTCTTCCTGAGAGCTCGGTATATGAGGGCGCGGTGTAGAGAACATACGAGCCATCAACTTCCAGCATTTTCTCAAGGGCAAGAGCAAAAGCCAAATAAGACTTGCCAAAGCGACGACCGCACCGAACAACATTAAAGCGCTTCCTATTCCGAAGTATCTCAAGCTGTTTATCATGCGGTTTTATCCGTATCACTGTATCCATTTTGCGAACCCCACTCTATTATCATTTTGCCTTTCTCTGCTACTTGATTATCCATGTGAGATAGCAACTCCATTAGCAGTTTCATTGCCGTAATATCTTCCTTAAGCAAGATCTTTTTATGAATCAGCATTTCGATTATATCACCAGCTACAGTTTCTTTTGTCTTGCCGGGCTTTGATAGCTCTTCGGCCGCCATCTTTGCAAGGTCTTTGACATACACGATGCTACCCTTTGGCCTACCATTTCGATTGATACGCTCGGGCTTGTCTCTGAAGCTATGTCCTTTGAGATTATCAGCGCCTGCCATAATACACTCCCAAACCTAATCCAACACCAAGAGCACCTACGACCCATCCCCAGTTATTCTCGGTTTTCACTTCAGTCGGTAAAGTAATTACCTTAATTGAGTCAGGGCGCGGGCGGTAAACAAGTGAGAAGTGACCCTTGCGATTTGCATAGGCAAAAGCCATATTGATAGTATCGCGAGTCGCGGTAATTACCGAGTCGCTTTGAGCGATAAACGAAGTATCACCACAAGGAATAATTACGGGCTTATCAAGAAAGTAAATAGTGTCCTTAGTCTTGATAGTCACCGACTTCGTATGTACTGAGTCTCTAATCGTTACAGGGCGTTCAATAAGTTGCACGGTAGTGATTGTATCAGTTACTCTCTTTTGGCTTGTCTTGCCTATGTGAAGCCCCGAAACAAAGCCAATAATAAGCAAGACTGCAACTATCATCATTGCATTTAGTACATCATTGAATCTCATTGCACTACTCCGTTCTCAATAAAGAGATTATCTACCATACCATTCTCTTGAATGATTGCAAAACCATGATTGCTATTTGAGTGTGGCATATATGCTTGTCTCAATTTGCATAGGCATCCCATTGTATATGCCTTGTAAAACTTACCGTCCAAGCTCTTGATAGATGCAAAAGAAGTACGATGCACATGACCCATTACGACATTAGCCGCGGCTTTGAGAATCAAAGCGCGGGCGGGGTTTACGCCGCCTGATACTTTCATTTCGTGACCGTGGACTATGTAGGTATTTTCTATTTTCATAAATTGCGTTGACTCGACAAAGCGTATTCCAAGATCATCAAGTTTTAGCAGTTTGCGGAAATCAATCAAACCAGCAAGCGCGTCTGCATTCTGCATTAAGTACCGCTCCAAGCGGTCTTCATGATTGCCAATTTTAAAGTAGATATTCTGGTCTTTGAACTCGGACCTCAAACCTTCTAAAAACTGCTTTGCAAGTTCGATCTCGTTTAAGAATTTTGGCGTATCAGCGTGTTTCGGGTGCCTTGAGATTTGAGCCGAGTCTAGTATATCACCGTTCAAAATGATATTCTCTACTCGGTCTTGTTTTGCATATTGAATCGCTGCAATAAGCGCCGCTTTGTCATGGATACCTAAGTGAATATCACTGAAGACCGCCGTTTTACCTTGAATACGCAAAACGGGCAAAACCTCCTCGCGTCCATCTTCAAAGGTATTTAGCCAATCAGGAACTACTTCGGGCTTGTCTTCAGGGCTCGGCTCAAAGCCTTTACCTATCCGATAGTTAAGCACCGCCGTGTACTCTTCATGGTTTAAGCGGGGTCTGTATTGACTCACTTGGTAATGCCTAGAATGATACTTGCGGCTTCTTCTTCAGTACCGTCGATTGCAGTTTCGGTATTCCATATATTGCCGTTTTCGTCTTTGAATTTCCATAGCATTACGGGAAATGGATTGCCAAATTCAGTCGGATTGCCATCAGCATCGTATGCCAAAACAGGCGTGTTTACGGCTTCAGTTTTTTTATAGAGTGTTATTTCCATTATAGTGCCCAAATAAGTAAATGACTGCCCTTTTTTACAACCGTTCCAACTGTTGCAGAGTCTGTAATTTGCGCCCATCTAAACCAAAGCCGAGGCTGGTCACCCATGTCATCATTTAAATAAAATGAGCCTGTGACTTTAATCGCCAAAGTAGAAAATATAGTCATTCCTACCGATACTGTAGTAATACCATTTGTTCCTGTTGCTGTTGTAGTTGTATTTCCCGGAATTGCAGAAAAATATCCTCTTGTACTTTCACCATTGCCAAACGCAATTTTAATGCCAGGCTGGTCGCCACTACCATTTAGATTACTTCTTTGATAATATATTACAGCTTCAAAGTAATAGTAAGTATTTTTGCTACCAGTAAATATTAACTCGTCATCAACTTGCAATGTAGATGAATTTGTAACCGTTTCATCGGTTGTTTTTATAATTGTTGTTGTTGGTGGGTTTCCACCACCACCACCACCACTCGCAGCCAAAGTAGTACCTGTCATTGTGAGACCCGTGCCGAGTGTAATTTCTTGCACATCGCCTGAACCTGAATCACCACGGCCTAAGAGCTTTGAAGCGGCTGATACATTCTGAATTTTTGCATAAGTGACCGCGTCATTATCTACAGTCCAAGTAGCACCCGAACTAGAGACGGTAATATCGCCTTTGTCCCCATCGGTCACACCACCACCGCCCGCCGTAGCCCAAGACAAAGTACCACTACCATTAGTAGATAATACCTGACCATTTGACCCGCCTGCAATGGATAGCTTAGTAAGATTCGTATTGATTGTATTGCTTGTCCCGATTGTCTTTGAATCAAACGAGTTAGGCAATTGGCCGTTATTTAGTTTTGTTGTTGGCATCTTATCACTTCATGTAATCAGCAATTAAAACATCTCCGCTAATTGGAGCCGTCGCCATCGTGATCGTATTGGTCGAAATCGTGTAATCATTACCCGCTCCGCTTCTTAGCCTCATACCATTCAAGTGCAAGCGCAAAGTCCCTGCAGTCGGAGTATCAGGCAAAGTGTAAGCCGTATTCGAGCCGTCGATATTTCCACTTGGTATGACTTCAGTTGCAAAGTTGCTCGGAGTCAAAGTTCCTGACTCATCTTGCACATAAGTGACCGCCGTAGAACCAAGCGTTCCGCCTGAATTTGAAGTGCAATAGAATCTCTTATCGCCATAAGTCGTACCCGCGTCAACATGGACAAAAGAGCCTGTAAGCTCGTCCCAAGCGTCCGAATCAGTTGCACGAGTAAGAGCTACGGCCGACCCATTGAAAACATAGATACCGTTTTGGCTTTGAGTGGATTGCTGCCAAACCAAAAGGCGTTGCCCGCTTGTAAGTTGGTGACCGTCGAAAGTATCCGTTCCGGGATTGCTTATGGTAATATTAGCAGTCGTAGCCGCGTGGACATTGCGATACTTGTAAGCACTTGACAAGCCTGCTATTTGCGTATCTACATATCCCTTAGTTGCAGCATCACCTGAGTCAGTCGGAGTTGCAATGGTCGTAAGCTTGTTGTTACCCATTGACTGAGCGCCCGTAAACGCTACGCTCCCATCCTTTTTGACAAAGTTCGCGCCATCCGCTAATTTACTTGAATCTATTGCAGCGCCCGCAGCTACCTTGCTATTAGTTATCGCACCATCGCGTATCTGGCGGCCTGCTATTGTGGTCTCTGGCATCGTATTATCCTAGTTTGTAATGTATTCGTATAACATCACCAACGACAGGCGAAACATTCAAAGTTATTGTCGTCGATCCGCTTGTCGTATAATCGTTTGTAAGCACTTGCAATACGCCATTAATGAAGACTTGCAAAGAGTTAGGGACAAAGTTCTGCAATGATGTGAAAGTCGCATTTGAGCCGTTGATATTTCCCGTCGGAGTTTCATTCCAGATGAAAACCGCCGCGCCTGAGTTGATCGTAGCACCGACTGAAACTCGGACAACTTCAGGAAGCGCCGTAATGACTACATTGTTAGTACTCATGAAGTCACCGTATCGATAATATCCAAATCACCACCAAGCCAATACTTCGTATCACCGCCAAGCCATTCGATTTTTACATCATACACAAGTCCCTTTTGCGGAGTTAAAGCAAGGCTTGTAGCTCCCGGCAAAGAGATTGAAAACTTGCCACCGCTTGCAGGGGATTGTATTGTCGTATTGAAAGTAAAGAGCGTCGCATTCGTAGCCTTTACTCTGCATTGAGCGGTCAAAGTCGCATTCACCAAAGTAATAGCCGCGCCATCCGCGTCTTTCAATTCAACTGCAAGTGAGAAAGTCTCACCTCGGTAAATTGCTATATTAAATCTATCTCTTCTCATGGCTTATCCGTAAATAGCTTTGCAATGAAAGACCCTCCGACCGCGAAGCTCAAGAGCGTAATCGCCAAGGCTATGTTATCGCGTAAATAGGCAAAACCGCAACCGGCAATGCCAGCGGCGGCTAAAGCGCCCGCGACTCTGCGAATCTTCGCAGGTGTAGGCTCGTTCCAATATTTAAAGCCAAAATGCAAACTCACTTGTTAAGCCCTGCAATTATGGAGTAGATCTGATCAAGTCTTGAGTGAACCAAAGCAAATTGCTTGTCTATCGATTCAGCTTGCTCTTTCTCGGTCTTTTCCAAGTTAGCCACGCGGTGCTCTAAAGTAGCAGTATTGAATACGTGCTTTGCCGTTTTCTCTATAACATCTGCAATTTGTTTTGCGTGTTGCAAGCGTTCCCTATTCATGAATCTGAAGAACATAATAACAATCGTTACCGTACTTACCAGAGTTGCTAGAACATTGCGCAAGAGTTCACTAAATATATCCATTGTATCTATCTTAAAACAAGGGCTTCCCGAAAGAAGCCCTCGCGGAGTGAAGGCATGAGATAAGGAGTGCCTATGTTGGCAAAACAAATATAAGCACAACCTAAACGGACTTAGAAATTATTTTTTTAATAAATCACAAAATCCGTTATCCTGAAGTATGAAGTCGCGTTGATTACTCGCGTCCTTGCCCAAACGCCGTCCCCGTCATGTTGCGAGCCTCGAAGTCCCGAGCTAGTATTCCCTTCGACTGTAGTGCCCTTCTTCCCTTGCCATGTATCTACTATTCCAGCATGACCAAAGGGAGTAGTTCCCCGCCGCCATACAATGATTGTGCCCGGTGGTAATGTCATGTTTTCAGCAATTACCTTCGTAGCCTTTATGGTCTTATTCCGAGTGGCAAAGTGCCTAGCAAGTCCTGAACCCGTGAACGGCAAGCCTTTGACCCCTGCAGAGTCTAAGCAAAAGTTGACAAAACTAGCACACCATTGAGCGCCTCGCGGGCTTTTGGTCGAAGCTTGAAATCGGCGAACCCAGTACCCGCCGTTATTCCCCTCTTCTTTCGTTCCTATAAAGCCCTTGGCAATTAAGAGAACCTTAGGACTGACTGAAGCAGAGAGCGGCTGTAATGATATTAGCAGACAAGTAAAGAGCGTAAGCAATTGGATTTTGTGCGATAATTTCACGAGTATTGACCTCCTTGATTAAGTACGAATCCACAAACCACGCCGCCCCAACTGCAAGTGCGTACTTGCTAAGACCGACCGCGAATGTGCTAAAACTCCCATCTCCCACGCCTAAGGTCGCACCAAGTGCAATTACTGATAATGCGACCAAAGGGACAAAGGTCTTCAATGCATCCATTGTGATTATTCCTAAATAGAGACTAAAATACGTCTAAGCTGTGGATTAAATTGCTTAGACTCTAGTATTGTGTATTTCGTTGTTGATATTCCGCTTCGCTCTTCAGTGTCTTCAAGAGCGGCTTGAAATTTAGCAAGGTTTTTCGCTTGCCATTTGTCGTAGTTCTCTCGGTCATGGTCATCACTGTAGAACCAGCCTTTACGACGGACAAAACCCGTCTTGACACATCTCCAATATAGATCGTCATCGTCTACAGCCCAACCAAGATACTCATTAGAGTAGCCGTTTATTTCTTTATATGATTGCTTATCGAATAAAGTCACGCCGCCAAAGTAGGCACGATATGGCATTTTCCATTCGTACTGCTCTACATAGTGCGCCAAGTGTGTCGGCATGAAGACTGGTGAATAGTCCGCGTCTTTGGCGTACATATCCACATCATGAAAGCAAAAGTAATCAGCATGCTGCGACTCTAAGAATCCGATGTTCTTCATCATACCGGTATTAAAAAGCTTTCCTTCTTCTTGCTCTACAATGGTAATGCCGAACTCTAAGCCCTGACTCTCAAGCACTTTGAATAAGTGAGGCACTTGCTTGCGAATGTGAGCCTCGCGATTCCGATAGGGAATAATTACTTCAAGTCTCATTCTAAGTTCTCCAATATGTAAAACTCCGCTTTTACCATCGCATCATTAAGACTCATATTACGGAATCTAAGCTCCAAAGCATATCGGCCTGTTACTTTGTTAGTCAACTTCAGCTTCCATCCAGAACCAGCGAGAAACAGACGCGCCTCGAAAGGCACGCCGTTTTTCATGATCTCGGTCTTGAAGTCTTTATCTTTGATCTCTTCCCAGTCAAGGGTAGGCATCTCATCAAAGCTATCGTTAAAATGGTATAGCATCGGGAACCTCTACGGGCACGGGCTTGTTTTCGTAAATCTTAGCGAGCTTGATACTTGTTATGTATCCAATACCGCCCTCTTTCTTTTGGTATTCCTTACCACCGACAAAACCTTCTGCAGTTACTTGCATTCCTACTGGATAACCTCGCATGAGTTCGACCTTGTCATTAATCGCCTCAAACTTGATAAACTCAGGATACTTGCTTGTCGAGTCTTTTACCACGATCTCCGCTTTGGTGAATTTATCGGAATACTTTACAGGCGCTCCGACATACACCACCTCTCCGCTAATCTCAATCTTTGCCATTATCTTCACTCCTTGAAATATATAACCATGACTTGCCGATTATTTGCAAGTCCGTAAAATAAGTATCTACTGCTTCTCGCACTGTCTCATGCGTCGTATAATCGTGACCGCCGATCATTCCACCTGGCTTCAGCTTAGGTAGCCATAACTCAATATCAACACAAACCGAGTCGTAATCATGAGAGCCGTCAATAAAGACAAAGTCAACGCTCTGCTTCTTGAATTTCTTGGAAGCTTCGCCGCTTGTCATATCCAAAGTCTTGACTATCGACT